ACCGGCTATACAAAATCACTTAATGACGGAACAACCAATCAGTATACTGGCTCAACTGCTGCGAACACATACCTACCCAAGCAACCCTCTCAAATCGAGAACCCTGACATAACCTAAAGCCCACCCCCCACCTCTGCCAATTCAGCCAATTTATATGTCCACCGTATCAGCAATATTTAAACGAGGAACGACCCTAGCTGCGACAGTAACCTACACGCCCGCCCAAGGTGGCCCGGCTGACTTACTCGATACGACGATTACTAGCGACATTCAGACCAGTAACGGCTCTTTCTTTGGCACGACGATTACGAAAGCAGGCGATGGCTTGTCTTTTACAATCCGATACGACGATACGGCTAACTGGTCACTCGGATCAGCGCGCTGGGATATTAAATTTACGGACGGCGGTGTGACTTGGTATTCAGAAACCCTACGCCTTACAGTCATTGAACAGGTAACCGCGTAACCAGTAATCAAAGCCAACCAAACTTATGGCAATCTCGATTACTCCTTCGCCCTTCGGTTCAGTCACTGTCACACTTGATGGTGAACTTGGTGGTGTTTTGTCGGTATCAGTTTTAGCGACTAGCAACTCGGTCTTGAATATGGATCTGGGTGTTCCTGGGCCTCAAGGGGAAGCGGGTGAGCCAGGAGCAAATGGTGTTGGTGTTCCTGTTGGTGGAACTGCTGGGCAAGTATTAGCAAAGATTGACGGCACGAATTATAACACTGAATGGGTAGACGCTGGAGCTGCGGGTGACTTCCTTCCTTTGTCCGGTGGCATAATGTCTGGTGCAATCCGCTTTGATGAAGTCGGAACGCAAAACATCGCAAAGGGTTCGTTCGACTCTGGTCGTGGTGGCTACAATGGTATCTCTTTGAATTGTGCCGTTGACTACGAATTGAATTGGCAAGCGGGGTATTTAAAAGCGTTGAATAGCGGTGGGTTTAATGTGCCAATCAATCTTGAGAGCAATCTGCTTTATACCGAATACGGCGAGGAAGGATTACAAAGCAAATGTGAATTAGGTTTGTTTGGATTAAATGTTTTTAATGATTACGGAAATTCAAACCTAACTTTAATCCCAACAGGTTTTGGTGTAAGCACAGACAGGGGTGTATCATTTAACATCAATGTTGATACAGGCATAAATGGAAACGGTGGTGATGACAACAATCTATATTACTTAAATGGTAATGGAGTTAATGGATTAAATGACTCTGGTGAAATTTTCCAATTAAATAAATCAAATGTGAAAGGTGCTTATTTTGATTTAGACAATAATTTATTAAATTGGTCATTTGGAAAAGATGGTGCAAAATTTACTGACGGCACAACGCAAGTGACCGCCTTCCCTCCAGCAGGTGGCACAACCGCACAATACATCGACGGCACAGGGGCGTTGCAAACATTCCCTACGGTTACATCGGTTGCAAAAATGGTCACCTCCGTTCGCAATAATACCGGAGCAACTTTAACCAAAGGCACAGTAGTCTACATCAACGGTGCAGTCGGCAACAAGCCCACAGTAACGAAAGCACAAGCGAACTCCGAGGCAGGGTCTAAAGCGACTTATGGTTTCATTGAAACAGGCATTGCAAATAACGCTGACGGAAATGTCGTAGTCATCGGCTTACTTGAAAACATCGACACGCAGGGGTTCGCAGACGGCACACAAATTTATCTTTCGCCAACTGTCGCTGGTGGCTGGACATCGACTCAACCATTTAGCCCCTATCATTATGTTCGCCTGGGAACTGTGATCCGTGGAAATCACCCCACACAAGGGTCTATTGAAATTAACATACAAAACGGTTTTCAGCTCGATGAGATGAGCGATGTAGGAGCTACCGCACCAACAAACAACAATGTCCTAACTTGGGTATCGGCTTCCTCGCAATGGTTGGATAGGTCAATCACGACAATCCTCGGCTATACTCCAGCCAATGTTGCAAACTACGCTTACGCGACTACGGCACAGGCACAGTCAGGAACATCTACAACGACTGTCATCAGCCCATCAACTTTCTTTGACGCTCGCTGGTTTTCTGGTAGCAAATCGATGGTGCAGATTACTTGGTCAACGGCAGTCAGCGGAACAGGTGCAAGTGCAAACGCACAAAACTCTAACGCTCGACTTAATATCGCACCCACTACTGCGACAGGTTATGCTATCGCTTCAGCAGTTATTGCTAACAATTCACGCGGTACAATCTACAATGCTGGTTTCGATTTCTCAAAGCGTATCGCAATCGGTCTGCGTGTAGCACGAAATGTTGCCAGCCCTGATTCTAATTCTGTCTGGCGTTTCTCGATTGGTAAAACAACCGCAACAGACGCAAGCGATTTATCCATGCGTGGATTGCAAGTTAAGGTCGCTGGATCAGGTGCTTTACAGTTACTCGTTCACAACGGCACAACGCTAACGACTACAACTTCCTCTTACACTCCATCAAACGGAGTTTCTTATGACATCGTCGTTACTTCCGATGGTGCTGGTAACTGTGCCTTGTACGTCAACGGCTCATCAGTCGCTACTTCAACAGGTGGCCCAACAAGTGCAGGTGCAACCAACGCTGGGTTTATGATGTTTGAGGTACAAAACACTTCAACGCTCACAGGTTCACCACAGAACATTTGCATAAGCGATTACTTCGTCCAAGTTAATTCTTAATATGTTTACTTACCGCATAACTTATTTGCTCGGCAAACTCGACACTTCAATCTGCCCGCCAGCAATCGTGCCAGCAATCTTCCCAGCCTTCAACGGAGAACCTGTAACACTCTCCGAAAGCGAAGTAACTGTCACCTTTGCCACCGAGCAAACTCCCACGGATCTCGGCCCTCTCGTTAAGGTGGAACTCATTTAAATAACCTTACGTCAAACAATGTATTACATCATCACATTCCTCGCAGCTCTTTTAATCGGTTTCATTGGCGGTGCTTTATTCTTTCGCAAGAACGCTGAGAAGATTCAAAAGACCGAAGACTCCGGTAAGAAACTGCTCGACGCTCTTAAGGGACGATGACCTATGCGGATAGCAATGCTTACAATTCTATTGTTACTCGGTGTTGTGGGTTGCGTTGCGTCCGTTGATAAAAACCCTTCGTCAATAATTCAAGACCTGAACGAACTCGACCTGTCCGACTCCGCAAGCGAAGCCCTGGCTATCGGAGTGACTAACGGAACGTCCGCGTTTACTTATGTCGGCTTAGGACTATTTGCTATTGGTGCTTTTTCATTCGCCTTCTTAGCGCGAGACGCGGGCTTAAAGTTAATGGCCTGCGGTGCGATTGCCGGTGCAGTACCCTACGTCGTGCAGTCGGCATACTTTTCAATTATCGTTAGCGGTGCTTTACTGCTGACCTTACTCATCGCTATCTATCATCTCTGGTGGAGGGTTAAAAAAGCGGAAACCGTGGAGACTCCAGACAATGGCGAAGAACCGAAGCCCTAAAGTAATCTTCCGCAAACTCGGAAAAGAGAAGGCATGGGGACAAGCCACGCACGACGAACGCTCACCGCTCATTGAGATTGACCCACGACTCGGGGCAAAGCGTCAGCTCGAAGTACTGATCCACGAAGCCAGTCACTTGGCTATTCCTGAAGCAAGCGAAGCGAAGATTGATTCAATCGGTAAATACATTTGCGAAGTCTTATGGCGTCAAAACTATCGACGCGTACTGCTCGATAAAAATTCTCAGCCTCCGAAAATCTCTTAATCAATGGACTTAAACATTAACTCTTTAGCCGCGATCCTTTCGATTGCCTCAGCCCTCGCAGCTTGGGCCGTCATACCTTGGAGAGTTAGCCAGGTTGAGGAACGCATTAAGCGACTCGAGGAAAGTGAACGCAATACCTCCGCACGCTTGGCTTCGATTGAGACTGAGTTAAGACTGACCCGCCACACCTTGGAACGGATAGCCGAGAAGTTAGACGTAAACTAAGGGGGAAGGGCTAGGGTTGGTATATTCGGACGCTCTGGGCATCAAAAGGCTTCCTAGGGCATTCTAGAGGGGTCTATTGGGGGTCTGGCGGTCGTAGTCTAGGCGGGTTACAAAGGCTAACGGTTTGCTAACTGAGGAGCGGTTTTGGTTACAAAGGTGGCTTAGTCAAAAGTTTTAACTTTGCTCTGGACAGGTAGCCGTCAAAGGTTTTGACTGATGGAGTAATCAATAACTCCTATGCCTAACCCTAACTACACCAAAGAACAAATCCCAATGCTCAAACGCCACATCAAGGCCATTGAGAACATTCTCCAACTTCACTTTGCCGGTGAAATCAAACTGGAGAAAGAAAACATTGAGCAACTCCACGAACAACTCTCCGATTTAAGCGATTGGGAAGTTGAACTTTATTTCCAAAAGAAACCAACCAACGAATAATTTCCCTATGAACTACAACGTATCTCAACATCATCAAAACTCCGCTAAAATGAAATTCAACGATCACAAGACCATCACCTGGCTAATCTACGAACTAGGTTATCTGAATGACGCTATCCTCCGTGGAGACATTATCCATTTCAAGAACGCTCGCAAACTTGCCGAGAAGAAAATCGAGCAAGCAAAGAAAGACTTAGCCAAAGATGGTATCACAGACTCGTTCTTTATGGTGTCAGACTTTGGTGGCCGTATCGCGTTATCTTACGAGTATAAATACGACGATGGCTTTGCAATTAAATGCCAGCGCGTAATCCCAACTGGAGACATTAAGTAATACGACTATGAATACACTTATGAAACTAATCGCATTCAGTCTGCTCAGTAATTACGCCTACGCCTTCGATGATGTAGCCGTCCTCGCAGCTATCGGCCAAGTAGAGACAGGTATGGATTATACTGCTATCGGAGATAACGGCAAAGCCCGGGGTTGCTATCAGCTCCACCGTTCCGCTTGGATTGATGGTTGCACTCAACTTATGCGTGAAGGAAAACCAGCCTATTCGTACAACGATTGGGCAGACGCAGATACTCAGGACACCGTGGCCTTAGCCCTCCTGCGATCCATACGAGGCCGTTTGGCTAGCAAGGGTATCAAAGACCCTAGCCCTGAACAATTAGCCCTGTGTTGGAATATGGGCTTCACAGCTGCGAGCCGTATCGCGTTCGACCATCGTCGCGCTAAAACCGATTACGCTGAACGCGTTGGTAATCTCGTCCGCAAATAAACCAATTTGCAAAAGTTTAAACTCACTACGACTATGGCTAATAAATGTACCAAGACGAATCGTTCTATCTCGCAATCGACCCAGGAGCGAACGGTGGCTGGGTATATAAAGGAGGGTCTGTTATTATCAGCGGTAAGAATAATGAACTCGAACGAATTACCCTTAACAAAAAAACAATTATTGTTGTTGAGAAAGTACCACCCTACGTCGGAAAGTTTATTCCTTCATCTTCTGCATTCAAACTTGGTTATTCCTATGGCTGGATTGTGGGGAAATTCTCGGACTACAAAACGCACCACGTCACACCGCAAGCGTGGCAGTCGTTCCTCAACATCGGCACAAAAGGTACAAAGACAACCACGCAACACAAGAACGCGCTCAAGGACGAAGCAATAAGATTATTTAAAGACCAACCACGAATTACGCTTGCTACCGCAGACGCCTATTTGCTATTACACTACGCACTTAAAAATAAACTCTCATGAAAAAAGAAACTCCCAATAATCTACCTGAAGTCTCCAAGTCCGGTATCGACTTTGTTGAACGCATTAAGGACTCGCAATATATTGTCCTCGTCGATGGATCGGTGGCTCGCCTTTTGAAGCCGTCGATTAAGAACGGTAAGAAGTATTATAACCTCCGTATTAAAGGCACTGTCAGCCAATACGACATCGAGGACTTAAAGAAGCTAACGAAATAATTTCACCTCAACCAAATAAACCTATGCCTAAAAAAATAAATAAAGATAAAAGTTTTTTAAAGTTTGCTCAAAAGCTATATAATATAAGTGATAAAGAAATGGCAGAGTCTGAAATCTGGATTGATGGTTTTCAGAATGCTTTAGCAGCGAGCGAGCGAGTTGGTACATTTGCTAAATGGAAACCCATTCCTGATATGAATAAAATTAAAGAACATACACTTGCACAAGGTTGGCCAGTTTGGGTTATATGTAATAATGATGGTTGTGCAATTTGTGACATAGCTTGGTGGGATAATAGTATAAATGACTGGGTGTATCCTCCTGCTAACAGTTGTTTGTATAAAACACCCACACATTACGCTGAAATTGAATGCCCAAAAAATAACCCAGTAGCAAAACAATATAAAGATTTAACATAATAATCCTATGCCTAAAGAACCCACAACACCAACGGCTGACCTTATCAATGCCCTCGCGGAATTTGAGAACGTCAAAGCCAACAAAATTAACCCTGCTTTCAAAGCTCGCTATGTTTCGCTCGACGCACTGCTCGAGGCCTGCAAGCCCGTCCTCCACAAGCACAACCTGGCACTCATTCAAACGCTCGTCAGTGACGAAGGTAAAGTAGGTATCGAGACCTCCTTCCTCCACGCCTCAGGTCAGTCTTTTGCCTTTGGTAAATTGATGGTCAAAGCCGAGAACCTAACTGCTCAACAAGTCGGGGGTGCTTTAACATACATTCGCAGACAAAGCATACAGACGGCCTGCGGGATCAGTGTAGACTTAGACGATGACGGCAATCGTGTCAGCGGTACTCCACTGCCTCAAGCTGCGGTAGCACCTCAAGCACCATTAAAACAAACCTACCTCCCTACAAACAATGCACGATAATAAAAATATAGATGGTGTCCGTGAAGTGTCGCTCGATGATTTAGTCTCTGGTATTACTAATCATAATAAACTACTGACTGCTGAAGCCAGAATTAAAGCTCTTGAGATTGCCGGTGATCGTCTAGCCTTCCTTATGCTCAACGGCACGACTACCGAGATGAAAAAAGCACTTTGGGAATGGCGCGAACTCAATCCAAAGAAAGACAATGAGTAATTGGCTACGTGAAAAGTTATCGAACTTAGCCTTAGATTCTCAGGCTGATAAAATCGCTTTACTCGAACAAGAAGTAAAGAGTAAGCAAGCCGTCATCGATGAACTTGTGCGACTAGTTAGAATATGGAGAGAACGCACTTGGTACTTGGAAGATAAATACGAACCAGCACCGAAGAAAGACGATGGACGCAATTCCTAAAGCCGTTCAGAACCTCGTCACCTTCTGCAAGGAAGATTATCAGCTTATCCTATGGCTCGACGGCAGAGCCTATGCAGAATTTAGCACAGACTCTAAATCCGAGTTTAGCAAAGCACTCGCTGAATGGAAGAAAGTGAACCTACCAACTCTCGCACGATCAGAGTATCGAATCTATGTGCGTGGTAAGAAGAAAATGATTTTAGCAGACTTTTAACATACATCATGAGTAATAACGAATGGCAACCGATTGAAACTGCACCGAAGGATGGTACTGAAATTTTGTTTTTAATAAAAAGACCATATATAGTATATGATGGAAGATTAGAATATACACAATTTTACATTGTTTCAAAATTTTGTGATTACGAAGAAAGATGGACTAATATAAATTATGGATATAATAAAGATATACGAACCCATTGGCTTCCAATACCAAAACCACCACAAAACTAATTTACCATGAGCCAATCCTCCACTGAAAACATTGAACGCCTACTCCGCTTAATCCGTGATAACCTGGCCGACTGCGAACTGCACCACAACACGCAGACAGTAAAGAATGACCACGCTAATCTAGAGAACGCAATACTCGCAGCTCTCATCGAAGGCAATCGCATTGAGGCCGAGAGGGTGGAAGAGATTTGGGACGTCAAACCAATGCACGACCGCATTCATTCAATCGTCCTAGCCCTACGCGTAAGCCGTAATAATCTTGAGCGACTCGAACACTACGCTGAGTTAGCACTTGAACACGCTCGGGAGATAGCACACGCTGTGGAAGAGCCGTATGATGACCACGAACTCTAAACCGAATTTCACCACCACCAACAAATAAAAATAACCTATGCCAATACTCGATATAAAACGCGTTCAATACGACGCACTTCAATGCCTTAACTATTCAGGAATGAAGGAACTGCTGAAAAGCCCGGCTCACTATCAGCTCTACCTCAATACGGTTCGCCCTGAATCCAAAGCCCTACGCATCGGCAAATTAACGCACGCGTGTGTGCTACAGAATGAACTCTTCCAAAAGTACAAACCAAAGCCCGACGCTGATCGCCGTACCAAAGAAGGAAAAGAGATTCACCAATTCTTTATTGATAACTTAAAGGAAGACGAAGAAGCCTGCGACGCTGACGAATACGAGACCGCGCTTAAACTCGGTGACGCTATGTCTGGCCTGTTAAATAAATATGGAGTCAGCAAACCTGTGGCTACGGAGATGACGGTTGTAGGGATTGAAAACGAGCATTGCACAATCAAGTCTTCAATCGACTATGTAGCCGAAGACAAAGATGGACGCGTATGGCTTTACGACTTAAAAACCACTGATGACGCTAGCCCAAAAGCCTTCCTTCGCACGGCCTACCAATACAATTACCACCTACAAGCTGCGACTTATCTCCGCACCTTCGAGAAATTCACTAAGGTTCGTCCTCTTGGCTTCCGCTTTGTCGTCGTGGAGAAGGAAACATATCAAGGTGCTATCTACGACCTAGGGGCTAACATTGCTACCGACGGCATTATCAAATTAGAGAACTGCATTAAGACCTACACCGAATGCGTTAAGTCTGGTCAGTGGCCCGGCTATGATAACGGAGTGAACATACAAACGCTTGACTGGGAAAATAAAAACACAGGCACACCGATTACTTTTGCTTAATTTATTTTAACATACATCAAACATACATCATGAACCAATCCTCCTCTGATCGCCCACCACTCACCACCATTGATACCTCAGGCGTGTACGTCCTACGCCTCTGCAAGCCCAAGCCAGAGAAGTTTAAATTGAACTCTGCGGGTTTCCCTGCCGTCTCAATCTTTTTTATGACTGCTGAAGGTAACTGCTTTAATAAAAACTACTCAACGCAATGGGGAACTAAATCGGTCGCTATGCTTGTTGGTAAATTCACAGGCAAGTATGTGCAATCTCCCGAGCAGATGTCTTTAGAGGCATTCACTGACCTCATTAACTCAGCTGCGAACTGCGTAGCCGAAGTGGACTTAGAAGTTACTCCTAACGGCGAATGGAATGGTAAGCCACAATTCAAATATAAATTTAAATCCATCAAATCAATTCTCGGCAACTCCAATGGTCAGCCAACGCTTAACGCGGACGCACCACAAGTACCGGACTACTCCAAGCCTTCAGAATCTAATCCATTCTAACGTGGACGATTCAGCGCACACCGATCCGTTGGAATCTATATTCCCTAAACGGACTTTGGTCTTAATCTGCGGGTATGCTCGAGCAGGAAAAGATACGCTCGGCTCAGGGATACTTGAATGGTCAGAACATAACGCGGAGAAGATTAACTTTGCGGACTCATTGAAAGACTCTGCTAATGTTTTCTTAGACTGCTTAGATTTACGCGGTGACTTCCACGATGACGAATACAAGACTGCGAATCGACACTTCCTTGTGGCGTGCGGTACATTCGCTAGAAGTCTAAAGCCATCGGTGTTTGCTGATGTGATGGCTCAGACGGTCGCTCGGGGCTATGATGATGATGGTATGCCTGTGGACACCGTGGTCTGTACCGACTGGCGTTATTTGAACGAGCTGATAGTTTGCCAGCAGGTTTTAATCCCCTTGGGCTGGCGAGTACGCACGGTATATATTTCGACTACCGGCATTTCAGCTGCGAACGTTGAGGAAGCCAAAAGCATTTGCGAGATTCGGGATGTCGTACGCTTTGACCAGGAATATCACTTCGACGCCAATCACCGCCACGCAATAATGTCCGAAGGCCGTATGCTCGCCAAGCAATGGAATTTATAACCGACAACACGACAGACCAACCACGCCCGTTTTTATCTGCTGAGCAACTTGAGTATGCTGAGCGATTAGGAATCAGCGCACAACGGGCTTACTGGTTAGCGTCCTGCCCGAGCGATACGAAGATAGGCAACAAGAACAGACCACCAACAATACACCACCGCTTCGACCCTGAACGGAGTTATCTCTACAAACAACCAGGAGGAACATTTTATTACTTCCGACTTAAACGCACCGATGTCTTTATTATGCGTAAGTTATCGCGCGACTTTGAGACCGCTAAGAAAATGCGTGACGCGATAATTAAACAAATGAATCTTACCCTAAAAAAATGAGTACAAAACCAACACGCTTCGTTGCCGTAGGCGATAATCACGGCGATATGGTGGACGAGGAATCCTTCCTTGCCGTCCAGCAATTCATTAAGGACTACAAGCCCAGCGTACGAGTTCACTTGGGAGACTGCTTTGACTTCCGATCACTGCGTCGTGGAGTTGGTAATGACGCTGAATCAGCCGAAAGTCTTAAACAAGATTTAGAATGCGGAATTGAGTTTCTGAATATGTATAAGCCAACGGTCTATCTCTGGGGCAATCACGAATCCCGCTTAGACAATCTTATTGCTAACTCTGGCTCGGCATTGGTACGCGACTATTGCGACGATGTTAAGACCGCTATCAATCAAGCTGCGAGAAAAGCCGGTGCTAAAACAATTCTGCCCTATCACGCTGACAAAGGAATCTATCGCTTAGGGCCTGTGGCGTTTGCTCACGGGTACTCGCACGGCACTAACGCAGTTACCCAGCAAGGCGTACATTATGCTGATACAGGTGGCGGTTTTATTTGCGGACACATTCACCGACTAGAACAGGTTAATCTTCAGAAGCATGGTGGCGGTGCAGCTTACTCGGCAGGGTGCTTATGTCGTACCGAGGATATGGCTTACAGCTCGATGCGATTAGCGACCAGCAGACACGGACACGGCTTTGCTTACGGGTACACTGACGGCAATGATTGGAAAGTATGGCTCGCGCATAAGGTAGGAAAGAATTGGGTCTGGCAGTCTGATCTGAATATCTGGTCACCACGCAAATGAATAGTGACATCAACAAACTAGCCAACCGACTGCACCAGGCTATTGAGGGAACATTAAAACAGAAAACTAAACTCCCTGCGAAATGGTTAACGCGTCAAGAAATCGCCAATCACTTTCAAGTAAGTAAAGACGCCGTCGACGCATACGCTAAGAAGCGAGGACTAAAGTTTCGCGTTGAGAAAATAGAATACGCCTGCACGGGACTTATTAAAACAAAATTCCATTACCTGCCGGACTTTGCTGATTGGACTCCGCTAAGATACTCGAACTCTATCTATTGGAAACGACCACCAGCAAAATAATTAACTTGAACGGCAACCCAACTGCCGACACTAACGACTCTCCCAACAAATCCCTATGCTAAAACTCCCCTCTGCAATTTACGCTGAACGCTACCTGCTCGGTGTCGTGATCCGTGACGGCTTAGATATTAAAGATTTATCGCCTGCCGACTTCTATGAGCCGATACACCAAGAAATTGCCTTTTGCGTAAAAGCAATAAACGAAACAGGCAATCACCCAGACGAACTCGTGGTGCTTAATTACCTTCGGGCTAATAACTCCGTCGTACAGGCTCACTACATTAACGAACTTACCAGCGAGGTTAAGGAATCACGATTCAACCAGGCATGGGCTGATGAAATTAAACGCACCGCAGCTCTCCGTGCAATCGCCATCAATGCCGAACACGTTCAACGTCTCGCCTCTGATCCGAATGCTGACCCAGAATCTTTAATCGCTTACACAGAGGGAACTTTAAAATCTATATCTAAGCCTGAGAAGTCCGGCCTAGAAATATTTGATAAGGAAAAGATGTTAGAGTTTGACCGTAAGAACGACCCAAGTTGCGTACTAGGCAATCGCTGGCTCTGCAAGGGTGGCTCTGCCTTATGGGTATCTCAATCGGGCGTTGGTAAATCTTCGTTATGTATTCAAGCTGCAATGCGGTGGGCTATTGGAAAAGACTTTTTTGGTATCAAGCCTAAGAAGCCATTAAATGTTTTGGTACTGCAAAAGGAGAACGATTTCGGTGACAGCGCGGAATGTTTTACTGATGTATATAATTCACTTCACCTTGATATGACAGAAAGAGATTTAATAAATAAGAACCTAGAAATATATCGAGACACTACGTCATTTGGAGAATCATTTATCCATCGCTTACGAGAACTTATAGTTAAACATAGTTGTGATATAATCTTCGTGGATCCACTTCTTGCGTTTTCTGGGATAGACATAACTCAGCAGATTGAAGTTACGAAATTCTGCCGAATGGATTTAGATAAAGTTTTATCTGACACTGGGTGCGTACTGATTGCCATGCACCATACAACGAAACCTAAATCAGCTAAGGACAAGGAAGGATATACAATTTCGGACATGGCATATAGTGGGGCTGGGGCGGCCGAATTTACTAATTATTTTCGTGAGACGGCGGTACTTGTAAGATTACCTGGTACTGAACCTATATTTAAATTCGGTACTACTAAGCGAAGCGGACGATCAGGGCTTAGGGACGTCAATGGAGACTTTGCCAATGAGATTATAATCCGACACTCGAGAACTCCGGGCCAAGTCAGATGGGAGATTGCCAGCCAAGATGAGGTCAACGAATACAACGAATCTAAGACCAGCGGAACTAAGGAGACTAAAACCAAGCCTAAGGTAGCACCACAGGATAGCGATTCCAGCAACGCTAAGGGGTCACCAAGGCGTTTTAATCACTAATTGGTAGTCTGGTAGCCATAAGCCACTTTTAACCTACTTTGAACCGCACCCAAATGACCTATCCTTTAACTGGCGGACTTCTGTCTTACTCTACTCCGTATAGTAAAGGGGGTACTCACTTCTCCCCCATATACGCTTCCTTACGGTCGCTATGGGGTAGTCGCTCGTCCCTTGTTTGTTATCTGACTCAATATGCCTAAAAGAAAATTATCAGCCAGATATAGGCTAGCAAATAAACGAAGAAAACTTTGGAAGGATAACCGCGATCACATGGAATCAATCCGGCAAAGAGCGATAAGCAAAGCAAAGTTTAATAAGGATATTCATTCCGTTAGACTGGCAGACTTTATATCGCTATGGCCTGAAACATTAACTACCTCGCAGCTTAACGAGAACATCAAAGCCCAAATCAATTTAACAAACTCAACGCTTAAAAGTTTTAAAGAATACTTAACTCGACGGAAGATATTACGATACGATGCAGGCTTGGGGAAGTGGATAAATTTAACACTGTTGCAAGATTCTAAGCCCGAGTGAATTGTGCATGTGTGCAACGTAAGACCTGCTATGATGTAACGCCAGCCAATGCTAAAGAGGCTAAGTCTTTCGATGCTTGGTTTTATTCGTTGAGCAAGAAAGAGCAGGATAAGTTACGCGATGGTGGTGTCCTTCCCTACAAAGAGATGTGGAAGCCGTCGCGCGTATTTGAAATAAAAGAAAACCATAATGCCTGGTCATCAGAGAACGTACCTGATCACCGCGTTGAGACTGATAACTTCGTGACCCGTGAGTGTGTCGGTCAGCTGCTTAAATCTTTTATCGATGCGTTAGCCTTTACGAATAACTATTCATTCCGTCGGCACGTCGAGCTCGTACGCTGGGCGTTGGAACTGCCGGGCCGTATGCCATCGCGTAACCTAGCGGACATGTATGGTCTCTCGCACGAGTGGGTTCAGAAACGTGCGCGCAAGATACGGGAAGCGGTTAATGTTTCTGATATGCTGATCCTTGAGCCGTACACTCAAGCGGAACGTACGGAAATTATTAAACATCATAGAAAACCAATGAAAAAGGGGCTAAAACCCCCCATTAAGGAGTCTCCTAAGCACCCCCCTAACTCTGGCGTGGCTCAGCAC